AGGATCACGAGCGCCTCAGTCACAAGGGCAAGTACGCCTGTCGGGTCGGGCAGAGTCTCGGCCTTTTCGTCCACCGGCGCGTCGATGGCTTTGGGGATGAGCATGGTGACATTCTGTCGAAATGCAACCCGGACGTAGGCTTGCGCGGCCTTGCGTACTTTGGCCTCGGTATCGCCAAAGTTTTTCGCCGTTTTCTTATCGGCTGACCATAGCGAGATATCGTACTGAGTAACATCTACCATTTCGCCGTCGATCTCGCGTGACGCCTTGAAAAACGCATCGGCAAAAATGGCGCGGGCAGTAGTGTCGAATTCCCGCCAATCGTCGGTGTCGGTTACGGCCTTAATTTCGGCCATTGTGGGATGCTCAGGGAATAGCGTCGGGATATCGGCGCGAAGATTGGCGAAGGCCTGAGCCTGAGTCACGCCACCTTTGGCGACTGTGCGGAGATTGTTAAGGCTATCGATTAGAACTAGATTGGTGATCATGGTTTGCTACCTTTGGTTATGTGGCGCGGTTTGCGCCGCTTACATATATTTAGACAAGGCCGGGGCGGGATAGTTCCCGATTATTTAAACTTTTTTATGTGGTATTTTCGCCACCGTATTAGGTAATACGCTACCGGGCTGGCTCAGCCGAACGGAATCGGGCAGACCAAAACCCCACCCGTACCCGACCCCCCGATCCAAAATAGGAGTCCCACAATCCAACCCCTCCTCTCAGATCCTCACAAACGATACCCCTCATTTCAAAAGCCGGCTTTGGAAAGCCACCTGTATCTACATCGCTAATTACAATTTTACACCACACACTTCATTTCAAAGCTCGGCTCCCCCCTCCCCCCTTCGTTAATTACATTTCTATACCACGTTGACCCCACCCCCCAATATATAAACCCCCCCGGCTTGTCTTTTTGGTTCCATGCTGTTTTATTTCATATATAGTGTGTCAATTCAGGGTTCTTGGTTCCCTCTAAGCCATGCAAGATGTCCTAATACCTGACATAGAAGAGAACATCCCGCTCCCCGCAAACGCGGCGGAAGCCTTGCCTGACCTCAGTGCAGAGCAAGAAATTGAGATGCGGGCACGAACAATCAGGCTTGTGTCTGATCTAACCGGCACCCCGCTGCTCCCAAACGAAGAAGACATGGAGCAGGCAAAGGATCTAGCCCGTGCCCAGTTGCACGACCCCCGTACTCGGGTCGATTACAGTAAATATTCCAACGAAACCATCGCTATGTTGGCCGGAATAGCAGCCAGATATAACCACATGATCGTGGATGATTTGGCGGAGTTGAAACTGTACGTCGTGAACAAGCTTTTTGAGGCGGCAGAACAAGCAGATACTGTAAAAACGCGCATCCAAGCTCTCACTAAACTAGGTGAAGTGGACGGAATTGACGCATTTAAGAAGCGCAGCGAGGTCACACACGTGATCAAGCCCATCGAAGAGGTCGAGAAAGAGCTTTTATCGGTGCTTGAGGGCATTGAGTACCGCGTCGTAGATGAAAATGCAGCTAAACCTGACCAAATCTGACATTCAGCGCATCAAAAGTGCGTTGCCGACGATGCCGGATAGGGAAAAACGGCAAGTTGCGGAGCTTTTAAAGACCTATCAGAACCAACTGACGCAGCAACTGGGCAAAGATCACTTTTTAGACTTCATCCAGCACGTATATACGGGCTATAAAGTCGGTCCACACCACCGGCACCTTGCCGAAATCTTTGAAGACATCGCTCTTGGCAAGAAAAAACGAGTGATCGTCAATATCGCCCCGCGTCATGGCAAATCAGAGATGATTTCTTACCTAGCGCCTGCATGGTTTCTAGGGAAATACCCGCAGAAAAAGGTCATTATGGCCTCGCACACTGCGGATCTGGCGATTAACTTTGGTCGGAGGGTTCGCAACCTTGTCGGATCTGATCTTTACCGAAACGTCTTTCCAAACGTCGAGTTGCAGGCAGACAGTAAGTCAGCCTCCAGATGGGGTACGAACTTTAATGGAGAGTATTTCGCAATCGGTGTCGGCGGCGCTCTTGCTGGACGCGGTGCAGATCTTTTTATTATTGATGATCCTCATTCTGAGCAGGAAGCCAAGCAAGGACGGTCGGATGTCTTCGAGCCAGCATGGGAGTGGTTCCAGTCAGGACCGGTTCAGCGACTGATGCCGGGCGGCGCGATCATTGTGGTGATGACGCGCTGGAGCAAGATGGATCTGACCGGCAAGATCATCGACCACATGACGAAGAATGACGACGCCGACCAGTGGGAGTTGGTCGAGTTCCCGGCCATTCTGAATGACAAACCCCTCTGGCCTGACTTCTGGACGATTGAAGAACTGCTGGCTAAAAAGGCCAGCATGGATGTGCGGTACTGGCAGGCCCAGTACATGCAAGAGCCGACCTCTGAGGAAGGGGCGCTACTTAAACGTGAGTGGTGGCGGGTGTGGGAGAAGGACGACCCCCCGATGTGTGAGCACATTATTATGTCGCTCGACACGGCGCAGGAGAAAACCAACCGCGCTGACTATAACGCCCTATTAACTTGGGGCGTGTTTAAAAACGATGAGACCCAGAACTACAACATTATCTTGCTGAACTCTATCAAGCTGAGGCTTGAGTTTCCCGAGTTAAAGCAGATGGTGTTGGAGGAATATAAAGAGTGGAAGCCCGACACGTTTATCGTTGAGAAGAAATCCAACGGCGCGGCCCTCTATCAAGAGTTTAGAAGGATGGGGGTACCGATATCCGAGTTCACGCCGGGTAAAGGGCAGGACAAGATCAGTAGAGTAAACGCTGTGTCAGACCTCTTTTCTGCGGGTATAGTCTGGGTGCCTGACCGCAGATGGGCTTGGGAGGTGGTAGAGGAGTGTAATGACTTCCCCGCTGGCACCCATGACGACTTGGTGGACGCCACTACTTTGGCCCTCCTTCGGTTCAGGCAGGGCGGGTTCATTAGGCTCCCATCGGATGAGCCAGAACCGACAAAGTGGTTTAAAGGCCGCAAAGCGGCGGGATTCTATTAGGAGAATTTAGATGGCCGTCGATAAAAGTCTGATGGAGGCTCCCCAAGGGATCGCGGTTTTGGCCGCTGAGATTGAGCCTATTGAGATTGAGATTGAGCTGTCTTCAGATGAAGACGGCGCGGTTATTGATCTGTTCAAAGACGAGGCACGTTCGGAGAACTTTGACGACAACCTCGCGGAGTTTATTAGCGAAAACGAGTTGCAGTCTTTGGCGGGGGAGTTGCTGGGTCAGTACGAGCAAGACCTTTCTTCCCGCAAGGATTGGCTGGATACCTACGTCAAAGGGTTGAAGATCCTAGGTATTCGGTACGAGGAGAGGACGGAGCCGTGGCCGGGTGCGTGTGGTGTGTTCCACCCACTCCTGATGGAGAGTGCGGTCAAGTTCCAGTCTGAGACGATCATGGAGACCTTCCCCGCGATGGGGCCGGTCAAGACCAAGATTATCGGTAAGGAGACGGCAGAGAAGAAAGACTCTGCCATTCGTGTCGCTGATGACATGAATTACCAACTGACCGAGGTGATGAAGGAGTACCGCCCGGAGCACGAGCGGATGCTGCTCAGCATGGCCTTGGCAGGTAATGCCTTTAAGAAGGTGTACTTCGACCCGTCACTTAATCGCCAGACTGCGGTTTATATCCCAGCCGAAGACATCATCGTGCCCTATGGCGCGGCGAATCTAGAGACGGCGGAGCGTGTTACGCACCGGATGCGTAAGACGAAGAACGAGGTCCGCAAACTTCAGTACGCGGGATTTTATCGTGATGTGGATCTGGGCGACCCGGTTCGCACGATGGATGAGGTTGAGAAGCAGAAAGCTGAAGATCAAGGCTTCAGCGCAAGCATGGACGACAGGTTCCAACTGCTTGAGATGCACGTAAATATAGATTTGCCGGGGTATCCAGATGTCGATGAAGAAAACAACGAAACGGAAATCGCCCCTCCATACGTCGTCACTATTGAGAAAGGAACGGGAACAGTACTCTCGATTAGGCGGAACTGGAGAGAGGAGGATGAACTCAAAGCGAAGCGCCAGCACTTCGTCCACTACGGATACATACCGGGCTTTGGATTTTACTACTTCGGACTTATTCACCTTATCGGGGGACACAGTAAAGCTGCAACGTCCCTCCTTCGACAATTGGTGGATGCAGGAACCCTTAGTAATCTCCCCGGTGGACTCAAATCTAGAGGACTACGAATTAAAGGAGACGATACTCCAATCGCTCCGGGAGAATGGCGAGATGTAGACGTACCTTCGGGCGCAGTGCGGGACAACATCCTGCCGCTTCCATACAAGGAGCCTTCACAAACCCTGTCACTTCTCCTCGACAAAATTATTGAAGAAGGTCGTCGCTTCGCTGCGGTGTCGGACCTCAAGATCAGCGATATGTCGAACCAAGCGCCGGTCGGCACTACGCTTGCGATTTTGGAGCGGGTATTGAAGGTGATGTCGGCTGTGCAGGCCCGCATTTACTACGCGATGAAGCAGGAGTTCAAACTGCTTGCCGCAATCATCCGAGACAATACGCCAGACGAGTACAGCTACGAGCCTGAAGTTGGCAAAGCAAGTGCGAAGAAAGCGGATTACGACGATGTAGATGTTATCCCGGTGTCGGATCCGAACGCGGCAACGATGTCGCAGAAGGTCGTGCAGTACCAAGCCGTGATTCAGTTGGCTCAAGGAGCGCCACAGCTTTATAACCTTCCGCTGTTACATCGTCAGATGATTGAGGTGCTGGGCGTTAAGAACGCTGAGAAGCTGGTGCCGATGCCGGATGATCAGAAGCCACGTGATCCGATTACTGAAAATATGGATGCGCTGACGGGCAAGCCGCTCAAGGCGTTTATGTATCAAGATCACGAGGCACATATCAAAGTCCACATGACCTTTGGACAAGATCCGAAGATTGCTCAGATGGTTGGGCAAAATCCGATGGGACAGCAGATTACGAGTTCGCTGCAAGCGCACATCTTGGAGCATTTGGCCTTCCAGTATCGCCGCGAGATTGAGAAGCAGTTGGGCGTGGCGTTGCCACCTCTGCCGCAAGACGACGACAGCGAGTACGACTTGCCGCCTGATATCGAAGTTAAAATTTCTCAGGTCTCCGCGCTCGCTGCCGAGCGTTTGCTTCAGAAGGATCAGGCCGAGGCTCAGGCTCAACAGGCTCAGCAGCAAATGCAAGACCCACTTATCCAGATGCAGCAGATGGACTTGCAGATCAAGCAGATGCAGGCCCAAACCAAGCAGATGCAAGTGGAGATGGAAGCGCAAGCAAAGCAGGAAGAACTCAGGCTTCGCCAGCAAAAAGATCTGTTGGATGCGGCTGCAAAGGAAGACGAGTTGCGGTTGCGCGAGGCAGAGATCTCTGGTCGTCAGCAGCTTGATGCAGCACGCCTTGGTGCGGAGATTCAAAAGCACAAGGCGCAGGAAGAGAACAAGCAGCAGCTTGAGGGGACAAAGCTTGGCGTTGAGATCGCCAGAGATAAAGAACGCTCACTTGTTGAGCGCGTTAGAAGTGTACAGCCGGGCAAGACGCCCGAGAGGTAATACATGGGCTATTCAAACGCTCTGGAATATCTTGAATCGAAGATAAAGGAAGAGCGCACATTAATTGTAGACACGCTAATCCAAGGCAAATTGGACGAAGGTGAATACAAACGACTTTGCGGGGCGTTACAGGGTCTCGACCTCGCTTGCAATCACATCAAAGACCTTGCAAAGAGGATGGATGAAGAATGAGTAATATCGACGTTCAAAAGACGCAGGAAGAGGCGGCTAAAGCCCGACTCCTGCCGGAGCCGAAAGGCTATCGGATGCTATGTGCAGTTCCGCACGTAGAAGAGGAGTTTGAGGGAGGGTTGCTAAAAGCGGAGGACACCAAGCGAGTCGAGGAACAGACCACCGTGGTCCTGTTCGTCGTCAAGATGGGCGACCTTTGTTACAAGGACAAGGACCGGTTCCCTAACGGCCCTTGGTGCAAGGAAGGCGATTTTGTCCTGACCCGTCCCTACTCGGGCACCCGCGTGGTTATCCACGGTCGGGAATTTAGACTAATTAATGACGACACGGTGGAAGCGGTGGTCGAAGACCCTCGTGGAATCCGCAGAGCGTGAGGTAAAACATAATGGCTATTGAACGCGAGGAATATCGATTTCCTGATGAGGTTGATGCTCAAAAAGCTGAGACAAATCAAGAAGATACCGATACTATTGAAGTACAAATTGAAGACGATACCCCGCCAGAGGACCGGGGCCGTAAACCGTTGCCTAAGAACGTAGTTGAGGAGTTGGAAAACGACGACCTTGACGAGTATTCCGAAAAGGTCAAAAAACGCCTTGGGCAGATGAAGAAAGTCTGGCACGACGAGCGCCGGGAAAAAGAACGTGCTCTCCGAGAACGAGAAGAAGCTCTTAAATTTGCTCAATTACGTGAGCAAGAGATCAAACAGCTTAAACAGCGTATCGGACATAACGAGCAGGCATTTATTAAGGAGGCGGAGAAGTCAGCCACGACGGATTTGGCCGTTGCTAAAGACCGTTTGAAGCAGGCTTATGAGTCAGGCGATTCGGAGCAAATTACGAATGCTCAAGAGGCTATGACGGATGCCAAACTTAAACTTCAAAACATCGCCCGTGTAAAACCCACTTTACAACAGGCAGAAGAAAGAGTAGAACCGGTCCAACAGGTACAAGCATCACAGCCTATTCCTGAAGCCGTCCCGGATCCAAGAGCCGTGGCTTGGCGAGAAAGGAATGATTGGTTTGGTGCGGATGAGGAAATGACCGCCCTCGCGCTTGGCCTGCACGAAAAATTGGTCCGGTCTGGTGTAGATCCTCGTTCCGACGAGTATTACCGCCGAGTCGATGAGACTATGAGGAAACGCTTCCCCGAAGCATTTGATGATGCTGAGGAAGAAGAAAGACCTCAAACGAAGCAGGTCCAAAAACCTGCTCGCACAAAACCAGCCAATGTAGTGGCTCCAGTTACGCGGGGAACCGCGCCGCGTCAGGTCCGCCTGACACCGACTCAAGTTGCAATTGCCAAGAAATTGGGTTTGAGCAACGAACAGTACGCAAAAGCAATGATTGAAATGGAGACTTACTAAAATGGCTGAGAATAGACTCGCACGCGAAGTCGAGAACCGAGAATCCACGCAACGGAAGATGGCGTGGACCCCGCCGCAGACGCTCCCTGAACCGGAGCCTGAAGCTGGTTGGGTATTCCGCTGGATACGGACCAGTATTATGGGCGTCTCTGATCCCTCTAATACATCTGCAAAATTCCGGGAAGGTTGGGAGCCTGTAAAGGCTGAAGATCAGCCCAAATTGATGATGCAAGCCGATCCAAATAGCCGATTTAAAGGCAATATTGAGATTGGTGGTTTGTTGTTGTGTAAGGCACCAGAAGAGCTTATGAAGCAGCGTGATGATTATTACGCTAAGCAAGCAGCGGCTCAGCTACAGTCCGTAGACAACAACTTTATGAGGCTGAACGATGAGCGTATGCCACTCTTTAGCGAGAGAAAGACATCGGTCTCGTTTGGCAAAGGCAAATAACTTATTTTGGAGTAATCAATGGCATATCCTACTGTTGACAAGCCGTATGGCTTGAAGCCGATCAATCTGATCGGCGGGCAGGTGTTTGCCGGGGCGACTCGCCAGCGTCGTATTGCTTCCGGTGCTTCCAGCATCGGTTACGGCGACCCGGTTCAGTTGACCTCAAGCGGCACCATTGCTGTTTCTACCTCGGATACGACGGCTCCGACCGCTGGCTTTGCCGGTGTGTTTTTGGGCTGTAACTACGTGTCCTCTGTGACGGGTCAGCCGACCTACTCGCAGGCTTGGATTTCGGGTACGGCGGTGAAGTCGGGCACGTACATTAATGCGTACGTGGCTGATGATCCGAACACCCTGTTCAAGGTTGTGGGCGTGACGGCTTCGCTCGTGGTTTCGACCACTGGCGGTTTCGTGTACGAAGATGTTGGTACCAACGTTGAGTTGGTCCCCAATACTCTGAATACGACGACTAATGATTCGCAGCAAGGTGTCCGAGTTGGCTCTGTTGCCACTACTCGTTCGCTGCCGATGCGTATCGTTGATGTTGTCGAAGACACGGCGTTTGTTTCAAGCAACACTATCTACTACCCCGAAGTCATTGTTAAGTTCAATGCCCCGTATACCACGGGTGTTTCGGGTGTGATTGAAGGTGGTCACGCTTACAACAACCCGCTCGGCATTTAATAGGGGAGTTCTAAGAAATGGCTATTTCACGTGCACAATTACTTAAGGAACTCCTGCCGGGTTTGAACGCCCTGTTCGGCCTTGAGTACAAGACCTATGGCGAAGAGCACAAGGAGATCTACGAAACTGAGACCTCCGAGCGTTCTTTTGAAGAGGAGACCAAGCTTTCTGGTTTCAGCGCCGCTCCGGTGAAGGCCGAAGGTGCTGCGATTGCGTATGACAACGCACAGGAAGCGTGGACTGCTCGTTACAACCACGAGACCATTGCTCTCGGCTTCTCCATCACGGAAGAGGCGGTTGAAGACAACCTGTACGATTCGCTGTCCAAGCGATATACCAAGGCGCTCGCCCGAGCGATGGCGTACACGAAGCAGGTCAAGGCGGCTTCTGTCCTGAATAACGGCTTTTCCTCGTCCTATGTGGGCGGTGACGGCAAAGCTCTGTTCGCGGCAGATCACCCGCTTGTTTCCGGCGGTACCAACAGCAACCGTCTGACGGCTTCTGACCTCAACGAGACTTCGCTTGAGGCGGCTGTCATTCAGATCGCTGGTTGGACCGACGAACGTGGTCTCCTCATCGCGGCGAAGCCCGGTAAGCTCATCGTGCCCCCGGCATTGATGTTCACTGCCAAGCGTCTCCTCGATACGGAACTCCGTGTTTCGACTGCTGATAACGACATCAACGCTCTCAAGGCGATGGGGTCGATTCCGGGCGGTTACACGGTGAACCACTTCTTGACCGACACGAATGCGTGGTTCCTGACCACGGACGTTCCGAACGGCATGAAGCACTTCGTTCGTACCCCGCTGCAAAACAGCATGGACGGCGACTTCGATACGGGCAACGTGCGGTATAAGAGCCGCGAGCGTTACTCGTTCGGCTGGTCGGATCCGCTCGGCATGTTCGCCTCGCCGGGTTCGTCCTGATAGCTTTCTCCTGAGAGGGTAAGCGTTGAGGGGTTACAAGTTCCTAGAGGCTTGTAGCCCCTCTTTTTTGGTGATATACAGTCGTTCATCGGGATTTACAGGTTTATCAGACAGACCCGACTGACGACATGCAGACTGATAAACCAAACTCGCATGTGAGGTAATTTGCAATGGCTAGAACTACATTCAGTGGCCCGGTTAAGTCTGATAACGGCTTCGAGGGCAATCTTGTTTCTGGCACGATTTCCAGTGCTTCTGGTGTTATCACCAACCTGCTATGCACGACCCTGACGATTGGCAGTACTGTGTTGACCACGGGTTCGGTATCGGGCACGGTATCGGTTCAAGCCGGTCGCATTCCGGTTCTCATCGGTAGCACGACGCTTTACATCGGTTTGTACGCCAGTCTGGTTCCGTAAGATTTCGTGGGGGGCGTAAGCCCCCTTCATCCATTACAGGAGACTCAGAATGGGTATGCAAACAGATGTCTTAGCCAGTAAGGTCGCTGTGGCCGCTGGCGATATGCTGGATCAAAACAGCCTTGTTATCGGTCGTGCTCGTGTAAAGGCGATTTATATCGTTCCCGATGAAGGTGCTGGTACCGTCACGTTTCTCGACGGCGGAGCAAGTGGGGCTACTAAAATTGTAGTCAACACACTGGCTAATTCCACCTCCCCAGATTACATCCTGATGCCGGGCGAAGGTCTGTTGTTTCAGACCAGCATTTATATCGTCCCGTCAGCCGTAGTTTCAACGATGGTGATCTATGGCTAAGTCACCGGCTTGGCAGCGTAAGGAAGGTAAATCCGAATCTGGCGGTTTGAACGCCAAAGGCAGAGCGTCCTATAACCGAGCAAACCCCGGTAAGCCGGGACTTAAAGCGCCACAGCCTGAAGGCGGACCTCGTAAAAAATCATTCTGTGCGCGAATGTCCGGAATGAAGAAAAAGCTTACGAGCGCTAAAACCGCGAATGACCCCAACAGTCGCATTAATAAATCCTTGCGTGCATGGAAGTGTTAAAAATGAAAGATGAAAATGTTGAAACCCTGAAAAATGTGGGTGACGCATTATCTGTCTTCACGGTAATAGGGACTCTAGTCGAAATGCTTCCTTCAGTTGCAGCGATATTTACCATTGTTTGGACCGGTCTTCGTATATACGAATCCGATACTGTTCAAAGCTGGATTAAGAAGTGGAAAAACCGTGCCCAGTAAATCCGGTAAACAGCACAGGTTGATGGCGGCGGTCGCTCATAACAAAGCGTTCGCTAAAAAAGTCGGTGTCCCGCAATCCGTGGGGCGTGATTACGTCAAGGCCGACAAAGGCCGCAAATTTAGGAGTAAATCGAAATGAAGCACAAGATGAAAATGGAAAAGAAAATGGCTGGTGGTGGCATGTCCTATTCCAAGGGCGGCAAAACCGGCGGTTCCTACCGCAAGGCGGCTGATGGCGTTGCCAGCAAGGGCAAGACCAAAGGCAAGCAGATCAAGATGCGTATGGGCGGGATGTGCTAATGAAACGCAAAATGCGGAAATTTGAAATGGGAGGGCCAACTAGCTACGCTGATTCTGGCGGTGGCGGCGGCTCAGAAATGAGTTTTAGCGAAGCCTTCAAAGCCGCACGCGCTGTGGCTAAGAGAGAAGGCCGTGACCCCGACAAAGAACTGTTCACTTGGAAGGGTAAAAAGTACAAGGCTGAAATGGGCGGTAGTAAAGCCTCCGCTCCTGCTCGTGTAACTGAAACCAAAACGACTACGGAAGTTGAAACCCCGTCGTCAAGCAGTGCTCGCTCTGGCGATCGAAGAGCTTATCGTGGCAGCAAGCCGGGTTCTGCGAAAGTTGGTACAGGGCGTTACGATGACCCGACTTCTAGCTACATGAGCCGCGTGCTTTCTCCGTTTAAGCGTTTGACTGGCGGTGATTTGTTCGGTCAGCGTAAAGTTGAGCGGGTATCGAAAGGTGCTGGCGTAAGCACGGAAGAGGCTCGTCGCAGACTGCGCGAGGCTGGTATGAGCGGCGGCGGTCGCGTGAAGAAGTACGCGGGTGATGGCTCGGCTCACTCTTCTGCTTCGCGTCGTGCTGACGGTATCGCTACACGTGGTAAGACCCGCTGCAAGATGGTGTAGCTATGGATCGCATCCCTAAATACACTGCGGGGATGTTTAAAAAGAAGATGCCCCGGTTCGGGGCATCTTCGATCCGTATGCCGCGTATGCCTAAGCCGCGAGTAAAGAAACTTGCAGGTGGCGGGTCTGCTGGATATGAAGAAGCCCCGCCTAGGTTTGAAGCGCCTAATAAGACTTTTAAACAGGCTTTTACGCAGGCTAGGCAGGAAGGCAAAGAAATCTTTGAGTGGAAAGGAAAACTTTACGACTCTCAGACTAAAGAAGAACGAAAAAAGATGCTTGATGACGCTACAAGAGAATTTATGGCTAATCCGCCATATAAGAACATGGGGCGAAAGTTAGGTACGTTCAAACTGGAAAAACAGAAAGAACGGGAGACCTACATGGCTAAAGGCGGTAAAGTTCGTGGTGACGGCATCGCTAAAAAGGGTAAAACCCGAGGCAGGTTTGTATGATGTCCTCACGCGGTATGGGCGTGATTGCCAAAAACAAAGTCCCCCGTGCTGTACGCCGTGGGGATAATAAGCCCGTTGAGGGCACTGGAGAGCCGATCCGCCATGCCAAAGGCGGTAAAGTAAAGAGCAAGGTCAATCAGGCTGGCAACTACACCAAGCCCGGTATGCGAAAGAGCCTGTTTGAGTCCATCAAGTCTCGGGCAGTGCAAGGCACGGCGGCGGGTCAATGGTCGGCTCGCAAAGCACAATTACTGGCTAAACAGTACAAGGCCAAGGGCGGCGGGTATCGCGGATGAAAGCCCCACAGCAGTCATTGAAGGCTTGGACGCAGCAGAAATGGAGAACCAAAAGTG